GCATGACACCGTTCTCAAACCGTGTAAGATCTACATTCTTTTTGGCGCACAAACAAACCTCTGGAACATACCAGTTGTTACATGGCGCTTCTGTCATAAAAGAAAATCGCAATTTTCGGCTTTCTTCCTCTACGCCGTCAACTGCGATTTCTCTTATAGCGAATTGTTTAATTGTCGTTGTTTTCTTCTCCATCTGTACCCCCGCTATCAACTTCACCATCAGATTTATTACTATCATCAGCGCTAGTAGTATCCGGCATGCTAAATGCCAAATTGACCCCCTGCGTTGCTGCGTAGTCCTGTACTTCTTTCATCTGATCAATGCGGTCTCTCCAATCGGCGCCCTGTTCAGCACAGTATTCCTGATAGGACTTTCCGCCATTTGCCAGGTTAATTGCATTGGCCTGTGCTTCTTTCAACGGATCAATCCAGCCAAGGGAAGCTGCCAGCCATACCGCTTTGTAATATTGCGAATCTCCATACTTAAATCCCGTCCCCTCTAAGAGACCGGTTAAATAGCAGATATCCACAAATCGTTTGTATAGAGGTCTTAAAAGATACTCAATAAGTTCTTCTCGAATAGCTCCATATGTCAGCTGGTCTGCCAACAAGTTCTGCCGGGCAGATGCATAGTTGACACGCTCCACATTTCGGCTTGTGCTCTCCAAGGAAAGCCCACTGTCGGCTGCTATGATTCGCTGTTGCAACGGTAAGAAATTACTAGCATCTGTGACTTGTGCGTTAGGCGTCAGACCTTTGATATGTTCCCCTGCTTTCAGGTACTTAATGGAACCGCCTTCAATGCTTTCCATGCGGCTTCCATCTGCTTGATTTGCCACACGGCCAGGTGCTCCCATTGTGTTATCTGTTTCGACAAAAGCAGAAAAGCAAGCTGCGATTTTCTGCTGGAACATAACTGCGTCATTGTAATCTCCTAAGTCTTTGGTGATTCCAATTGTTCTAGCCATGGCAGTGATTTCTCTGAATTGACTGACTCTGGTTCTATTCCATAAGAAAATGACATCTTTAGCGTCATACCTTCTCGGTTCTATTTCTGTGAAGCCATCCGGATCCGTCTGCTTCAGCCAATACGCAATTGGCCTGCCTGTTGTGTCCAGCTCTACGCCATTAAGCACAATGTGCCCTTTGGCGTCTTTTGGCTCTACAATAGAGTCCAAATCATCCACTTCGTGAAGCTGAATGGTCAACGGAATTTTTCTTCTCCCATCAAGTGGAAAAGTTACCATGATACCGCCATCCACATATTTCCTTGTCACCATCAATTTGATTAAATCGTCTAGTGACTGTTGCTGCGTGATATCACAGTTTTCGTGGTGTTCCCACTCTTTCCACAACTCCTCAATACGCTTATTGAAAGCGTCATTGTCTGTTTGTGCTTGCATGTTAAAACCGGTTCCTATTGCATTGTTCAAAATTGCCTGCAATATAGAACCGGTCATCGGATTGTTTCTCTCCAGGTCTCGTGCTCTGGCACGAAGTGCGCTGCGAGAATAGCTATTCATTTGTTCTGCTTGCCCATCAAAGGGCTGTCGCATATCTTTTCTTGATTCATGGGCTGCCTGATAAGCGAAGTATCTCGCTCGCTCTAATTTTGATGCCATCGCACCAGATGGATTCCAAATGGAACGGACATCACTTACCAGGTCTCCCACTTTTTCTAAAATACTCACCCCATGCCTCCAAATTTCAGCTTCACGGTATCAGTCATGCCGCCATTAACAGCATCAATCTGTGAAATCTGCGTATTGACTTCTGCCAGGCGAGACATGATAGTTTCCAGACTAGCCATTTTTACACGGCCATCTCTAGTCTGAAATTCCTGCCCGCCTTCCAAAATATTCATGCGAGCATTTTCTAACGCCTCTTTTTCTTTCATCAGTTCTTCTCTAGTCATCTCTACCTCCAAAAGGATTAAATGTTTTCGGTCTATATGTATTCGTATGGTCTTCCTCTATTTTCGGTATAGCTTCAGTACCGGCCGCTGCCTGTAAACTTCTGACGTTCATTACATCGGCTGCCACATAGGCATATACTTCACAGTCAAGATAATGGTTATCTCTGTGCTGTGCTATCGGTTTCCATACTTCTTTCCCATTGATAAGTACCTTCTGTTCTGCTGTTATCATCTCTGCATACACTTCATCGGTGTCTGCATCCAAATCCCATGATCCATACTCACCTACTTTTTTAGTCAGGCGATATGCAATCATATCTTTATATTTATTTGTATCAGCTTCATATAGCTGTTGGGACTGCGTCCAGTTCATATTATGGTCTTTAGGGTTCAACTGCTTTCGGCGATAATATGTTGTAAGCTCTTTACTCATACCCATAACAGGAATAGAGATTGGATAATGCAAGTAGCAAAAATCGTAAACTTCTTCTGTGTTATACCCTGCATCGACGGCATACAATGCCACCTGTATTTTCTTGTCTGAACCTTCAATAGGCCAGAACTGATCCATAATGTTAGCTACATCGTCAAATGTCATAGCTGAACCATTGGCGATTTTCTGCGATCTCATATCTGGAAGCCAGGCACGAATACCCCTTCTGACAATCGACACCACCGGTCAGCATGACAGTTCCTTTCGGAACTACACCGGAACGAATCGTAGTTTTGTGCTCCAATACAGACTTCGATTTGATTTGTGCTGCTTTGGATTTCCACGGTTCCCCAAGCCACGAATTGACGAAGTTCATTAATTTCGTGGGATCGTCTTTAGATTTTAAAAACTCTTTAGCAACCTCATAGAATTGCACCCAGGGGGAATACAATGTATTCAACCGGAAACCTACGGTTTTAGGGGTATATCCAAGTTTTTCTTTACATACCCATTTCCCTTTTCTAAGCATCGTGATTTTCTCACGGTCATGGATATGATACTTGCACTGGCAACACTCATAATAAGTTTCTTTAGAAAGACGGATATCATCTAGTTCCTCCGGAAATTTCAACTGGTGAAAATTAAATACCTGGTAATGCCCACATTCAGGGCATGGAACCATATATTCATAGTGAGCATCACTTTCCATGTACGCCTTATATACATAGCCGTATTCCGTAGTTGGTGTACTCATAACAAGTATTTTTCGCCACGGCCAGTTTTTAGTACGTTCTTTAATAAGTGATACTGGGTTGGCTTCTCTCCCTGTCCACATAGGATATTTATCTACTTCATCCATAATGGCTCGTGGAATAGGCCACGATGCCAATTTTGCCGGTGAATTTGCCCCGGACAGTCGGATAAAGCCACCGTTATATCTCACCATAAGTGCCTTACTTCTATCCGCCGTCTCTATCTTTTTGGCTACAGACGGGGTGTTTTTTAATGCCTTCTGTAAACGGTCTACGGAAAAATCCTTCGCCAGTTCTTCATCAGGCATGACATATAACAATCGACATGGGCTGCGGTCTATGGTATAAGCACAAATGTTGATACCAGCTTCTGTAGCGCCCACCTGTGATGGTTTTAGAAACGTTGTGACTTGCGTTGTCTTGTCGGTAAAGGTATCCATGATAGCCCGTAGATACGGCGTGTTATCTGTTTTCCATAAACCAGCAGACGGTGATTCTTCCCTGGAAAGAATGCGGTTGTTGTCTGCCCACTCACTTACTGTCTCCGGTGGTGGCGGCAGAAATGCGTTTCGCGCCTTTTTTATAATTTCGTTTAGGTTTTTTCGCCACTGGTTCTTTATCGCCGGGGCTGTCATTGATACGAGCAAGTCCTTTGAGACATTCTTGAACCGCTTCATTTACTACCTCCCCACACGAACTGGCAATTACCGGATCAATGGCATAAACCTTTGATTTTATTGTGTCAGGAAGTAGTAATAACTTTTGACGGATATCTAAAAACTCATTTTCCAATGCGTCTTTCACTTCTTCTTGCGGAATAAGCTCTCCCATCATTTGTAAAGTTACCATTTCTTCCTGTTTTGCCTTTTGCATTTTATAATCGGCTTCTGCTTTTAATTTTCTGGCTTTGTCCGGTTCTTCTTCCTCTCCATCGGCTTCACTTCGTATACGTATAACCTCAGACAGGTCTACTCTCGCATTTTCTTTCGGGATATTGAGTTCCTTAATGGATTTCTCAAGTCCTACACGAGATAGCCCAAGTTGAACCGCTGCTATCTCTACTGAACAAATAATGTGTTTGCTATCGTCCAGTGCCAATGTCGGTAAACGCTTTGCCATTTTGATTCTCCAATAGAAAAAGCCCAGTGAACATATCACCAGGCTTGATTTATTTTCTCTATGGTACATATTAGCATGAAAATTTGTATCATTTTGTATCACGCAACATAATTTTTTCTCCAAAATCCGCTTTCTTATCATTTTCTAATAATTCTTTTGCTCGACGAACAATTTCTTCTTCCATGTATTTTTCTCTATCAGCAATAGCAATCTCTCTTTCTGCGACCGCTTTTTCTCTTGCTGCAAGTCTTTCTTCTATGACTTCTATCAAAATAGCTTTATTTTTCAACATGGCGCCTAAATGCTTCCATGGATTGTTGGAAATTTCGCTGCACCGCTTTTGTGCTTCTTCCCTGGTATATGCCACGCCAAGTTCATTGCTTGATTCACAATACAATTCTTCTCCTGTATTGCTTTTTGACACACGAACAATCCATCTCTTTCTGCTACCTTTTTTTACTTCCACTACAATAGCAGAACAATGAAAGTAAAGAATAAAATCTTTACGGAAATCAGCAACCATGCTATCTACATTTTCATTCATCTGATCTTCTAGTAACATTATGAAATCTCCTTCATGCTTTGCAACCACTTATTATAATTCTGTTCAAATAACATCAAAGACGGTCTGAGAACGCGATATGCATTCTGCGTATGTGAAATATGAAGTAGTTTAGCTACATTCTTTTTCGGCATATCCAACAAATACCAACCACGCAAAATACTTTGTGCTGTTTTTAAAAAAAGCTCATCTTCACATTCCATGCCCTCTATCATCTGACGGCAGTTTTCCCGGATTTCATACAGCCTGGTAAGCTGGCTCTTCAGCTTTTTGTAAGACTGTTCAGCCACACTTATTTTATCGGATAAGTCACGCATCGCATTACAAGTCACCTTTTCCTGCTCCGGATCTGCACCTGTAATATTGTACAACCACGCTCTTTCCTGCTTACATTCTTCTGAAAGCTCTGTGATTTGCGTGGATATATTTTTCACCATATTAAGATACTGCTCCGCCGTCATGACTATCACCTGCTTCATATGAAATCAATTTGTCTAAATACCATTTCGCCTTTTTGAGGTCTACCGTCTTATCATCCGGGTGTTTGGATTTAAATCTGCGCAAATACTTCACAGTGTTGAAAATCAAAGCGGCTTCATGTCCATCCAGTTTTTCTGCTTCAATCCAATCCATAAGCACATCAAAAATCTCGTATTTCCCAGATTTGTAGTAATTAGGATTTGTCGGATCGCTACTAATTTCATCCATGGTTATAACTTCCTCCTCTTTAGGCCAATATAAGCTAAACTGGCTAGGTTCTATAATGGCTGTCTCACCAGCTATGTCCTTACAAATCAAAGTACCATCGTACTTAATAAACTTGATTTCCACATCATGAGGAATACCGTCTAAATCAATCGCAAAGCCCTTGTCGCCTATTTTAAATCTATTCCCCATTTTGCCGCACACTTTCATAAAACTCTCTTTTAAGCTGATTGGTTCTTTCGCTCTTCCCATGCTTGATATATCGTCTCAGCCGGCAAAGCATATCCGGACTTTGATTTGCACAATGTTCAATCATGCATTTCGTCATCAGCTCCAAATCTTCCGCTGTAACATTGCCGTTGACGTCTCTAAGAGAAATGTTCATGCTCTTTCCTCGCTTGAATAAAAAGAGATGGAACATATTATATTCATCGTTCATTGGCTTTTTCTCCTAAAACAAACTGCTTCTATTTATCAATTATTTTTGACATCTTCCCGATTTCTTGTGTGTTACATGATAATGCAAAATGTGTTATCGCAATAACAATCTATCATTTGTTATGCATTCTCCTTTAACGCAACTCGTAAAAAAGGGATATCTTCTTCGTCAACGTCAGGCTCAATGTATTTTACGTCTTTAGAAAGACATGAGAGAGCCTCTTTTGAAAGTGCGTCTTTATTATCAATAAAATCCCTTATATTGCATACGATAAATACTGCCTTCATTTCTTCACATACAATATGCAATTCCGTTGCTATGGATACAATACTAATTAAGTCTTTTACTTTCATTTTTACCACTCTTTCATTATTTTATCCTCAAAATCATCAATAACATCATTTCCGTCGCTCCCATACGGTACTGCAATTTCAATATAAATTACATCCTTCTTCTCAGAATTGCACTGAGCGGTTTCAATTCCAACGACTATTGCATCTTTAAGTTTTGGAGGCACATTTTCAGGCGTCCCATCAAAGACGTATACAAAGTGGCTATACAGCCTATAAAGTTCAATATTTTGGCTTTTATCTATTACCTTAAACAATTCAGCTAAAGTCATTTTCCCCTCGTTCCAATGCTTTTACTACCTGTTGCATCACATAATCTGCACAAGGTTGTGCCATACCATTTCCTATAGCCTTATACCTTGCAGTATCGGATCCATAAGCTGTCCAATTATCTGGAAGCCCTTGTAGCCGTTCTGCTTCCAATGGAGTAATACGTCTAGCTATTCTTTGATAGTCTGAATCAGCTTGACATACCAATGGTGGCGAACCTCCACTTGTAATTCTCGTACTAAGCGTCGGTGCTACTTTGATAGGGCCATTAATCCTTGCGTCAGCTGGATGATTCTCATACATCTCAACTACAAGGTTTTCGCTGCCGCCACCAAGTACACCGCCTTGTGCTTTGAGTGTAGCGGCTGGCTTCCCCTCTGCATATTCTGAATAGCTTTTAGAAGGAAATATGATAGGTGGATGGTTACTGGTGGCTCTAAGAGTAGATACCACTCCTTGCTTTACATCCATTCTTTCTCCGCCTTGATCACAAAGTATCATATCAGCTATGTCATTTCTGCCTGTCTCAAAAGAACCCTTTCTAGCATCAAGGGAAGTGCCTTCCCCTTCTCTTTGGCCCTGCGAAGTATTCCCTTGCACGCTCTCGCACTCAAATAATACTTCGACAGTCCCCCCCCAATTTCCAAAACCTGCGATAAGAAAGATTCTCTCGCGGTGTTGGGGCACTCCCCAAAATTGTGCATCAAGCGTTCTCCATGCGATGCCACACTTTTGGCCTCTAACCATTCCG